GACACTAATAATGATTTTTCCCAAGCATCACCTAAATGAAACTTGGGTCTATCAAAAAGTTTCTCGACATCACACTCTTCACAAACAGAGTCTGCTATAGGAGTTTCAATCACACTCGAATAATATGTGGCACGTCCAGCACAAGTGCCATACACATCTAAGTGTGCATTAGCAGGCAATTTATTCAAAGGACTCTTCTCATGAAGTGTCTTTGACATCAAAACTGTTTTGCCGTACGTTTGCTCTTGTAATTTTCCCTGTGACGCACCAATACAAACACCCGATTGTTGTGACAACAACATTCGCGCTTGTTCATACTCGGCACGTGTAATCATATTTAACGCACCATTATGTGCACCATTAGTACCTGCAACATGAAATCCTGCAATGAGAGCTTCATGTGTGCGGGTTACTAATGTTCCCATACAAAGACCAGGACCGGTCTTAGTACCAAGTACATATTCAGCACCGAAATACTTTTTATGAACATTGGTGTGTACCATTCCAAAGGTACCTACCGTATCACTAGTCACAAGCTTAGGAATAACTTCATTCCACATATGCTTGTAAATAAACCGCAAAGGTATTTTACGATTTTCATCATAACGCACTAACGGTAAATATTCACGCAAATCAGCCCATGATCCAGCATTTGGAACATAAACCAAACTCATATCTGAATCGGCTATCGCAACAGCATGTGCAATCGAAATCATAGCATGGAATACTTGAATACGTTTAGTGCCACGAGAAATGCGAATTTCCACATCCTCGCGACCGTTCTTCCACATATGTCGAGGAACCAATGCAATATTCGATTCCAAAAACACCATGCCACAAGCAGGTTTAAATACATCACCATCACGATACTCAAATTGTACCTGATTGGTCCATATCTTCCGACACAATTGTTCAGTAGTTGCAGTTTTGCTAACTTCGGAACACGGCGTAGGCGCAACATACGCAGAATCCCAATTTTGTTCTTCCGCAATAGTTTCGATTAACTGTGCTTCCTTGTCACGTTTTACAACTTCCTCCATTTGTGTAGGAGACAAATTACCTTGTTCATCATACGTTGTAATATTTATATGCCGATAAATGCATGCTAAAGCATATGCTGCTCCTAACATTAAACATCCATTCGTCACATATGTTACAAACGAACCACGAACTTCCTTGAAGGTAGCACTCATGCTACCATTATCTTCTCGTATACGCGCGTATAAGCGCGCTTTTTCCGTCTCAACAACTTGTGCTATCTTAAAAAGACAATACAATATCAGAAATACAGATGCATATCTATATAATCCTGACGTAAATATAAAACATGATAGTCCATAAAACAGCATACTTCCAAATAGAACATATCGCGTTCTAATGGCAGCTGCAATTTCATCACTACGAGTCCATAAAATAGCATTCATAACATCTTCATCTGTCAACCAAGAATCGGGTAACCAATTCGTCCATTGAGCATAGGGATGCATTTCTAAAAATTCTAATCTTGATTGCATTTGATTTAACAATCTAGCTTCAATTCTCTCTTCGAAACGTTCCCAAAATGTTATTGCCTTTTTCTTCCGAGCACACCAAGCATTAACAGCAAAAGTGGAAATTAAACCACTACCAAACTGTTCATCCAACGGATGCTCTTCGATACAATCACAACACATACCAGGCAATCCACAATCCTTACAAATACAGAATTTGGATGACATATTAGACTGATTAGCTACTAATAATTTCTGGTTATCAAAATATTCATGAGAAGCCTCATGATTCCACTTCAAAGCAGTAAAAATGCTAACATCAATCATAGGCTTACCTCGAAATTCAATAGCTTGATAAGTTACTAAGTCAGGACGACCTGACGTAGGATTCTTAACACCTACAGCTTTTTCTAAAGTAAGATCCCACAAATCTGGAATAACAGGAATACCCAAATGGATAGTACCATCTGCACGTTCCTCAGTCCAATCACTGTAAAACTCTTTCACTTTAGAAGAATCTAACATACCATTTGAAGCAAATTCCTTCTTGACACGCACTGTCATAATATATTGATTTCTTCTTTCAATAGACAGTGGTTCATTGGACTGTTCCACAGAACATAACCCTTTCACATTCGAAGTTGTAATAACAACTTTTGGTTCTTTGGTTACTTTGCCTTTCAATTCAGCCTCAGCCATATTACCATACGCTCTAATATTATTAAT